CTTGGCCCGCGTGCGGTGTACAACGTTGCTCATCGTACACCGGACATCCAGGCACAGTTCACCGAGATGCAGAAACAGGCGCTGCTCCCCGAGCTGCGACGTCGGTTGACGGGGGATGAGCTGGTCACGCTGGACTTTGGCTGTGGGATCGGACGATGGAGTCCGGTTCTCGCTGACTTGATCGGTGGGCAAGTAATCGCGACCGATCCAACTCCGGCGCTGTTGGCGGAGGCTACTCGAACGCGTGCCCATCCGGCCGTGACGTATGTCCCTTACGAGGACGGTGTGATCAAGGTAGCGTACGGCCTGGTCCACGTGCTTTGGAGCTGTCTCGTGCTTAGCACTATTCTCGACGACGAGATGCTGAAGCATACGGTCTCTGAGTTCCGGCGCGTCCTTGTTCCGAACGGGCTGCTCTTCGTCGTCGATAACACGTCAGGGCCAGCACATCGGCCAGTCGTCCGTAGTCGGTGGTCGCGATCGCGGACGGTCGAGGAGTATACGCGCGCCTTTGAGCCGATCTGCCTGGTTGAGGCGATTGAAACATACACCGACCAGGGAGAGGGACACCACATCTTTGTTGGGAGAAAGACATCGTGAAGACGCTGGCCCGTTGGGGAGACGGGATCGTTGGACAGACAAAGCCCGACGCGGAACTTTCTTCAAAGCACAGCCGGCTCTATATGTACAAGAGGAACGTCATACTCAATGGTGTTCGTCTTCAGGCCGGTGGGATCGGAGGGGTGTGGACCGAACCGGCGCACCGGGGAGAGGGTCACGCGCGTGATCTGATGACGCAAGCGATCGCGTTCCTCACACAAAAGTGGAAGTCTGACCTCGGGATCCTCTTCAGTCTCGACAACACGCTGTCGTTTTACCAAGGATTGGGCTGGGAGTACGGCGCGTTCCCGGTCACGATTCAACAGCCGAGCGGCGTCGTTCCCCTTCCGAAAGACATCACCTGCTTCATCTATCCGATCAATCCGGTATCGTCTGGGCCTCTAGTGATCGAGGGGCTACCGTGGTGAGCACGATCGCGATCGGAATCAAGACCGCGGATCGTTCGCCGCGACACAACTACCTGGCCGACACGTTCGGAAATCTCGCGAGGGCAGGAGTGCTACTCTCGCCGCATCTCCATTCGATTACCATCTATGACAGCGGAGCGGAGGATTGGACGAGACACGCTCCATACATCGCACACGTTGATCGTCCTATGCCAGGGTGTCGTCGTACCCTTCACGAGAACGCATCCGCAGCAATCCGAGAAACGGCAGCGAAGGGTGCCGACTGGACACTGGTACTGGAGGACGATCTCGACTTCTGCGCTCGGTTCCTCGAGAGTACGCTCGCCTGGGCAGAGCGTGTCGTCAAGGAGCACCGACCCTACCTAATGTACGTGCTCGGCGCGAACTACTCGCAGATCGTCGACGCGCGACGCACGAAGAAGCTCGTATGGAACTATCCGGTCGGCTCCTTCTACGGAGCGCAGGCACTGCTCTGGAGAACAGAGACCGCGCGCGAACTGGGCGAGTGGCTTGGTCCGTCTCCAAACTACAATGGGGTCGAGAATCACGGACACGACCTCCTCCTTGGGCGCTGGGGAAGGGAGCGAGAGGAGACTCACTTCGCTGCGAGCGTGCCGTCGTTCGTCCAGCACATCGGAAAGGAATCCGGCATCGGTAACAAGACGTTTGGTTTCACCTCCTGGCCAGGAAGGACTTGGAGCTTTGCATGAGCGGTAACGGAGAGACTCGGCAGCGGAGAGCGCTGCTCATCGGCGATGCGGGCGTGGCCTCGGGCTTCGCTCGTATGAACGACGCGTACGTCCGAGGTCTACAGGCCGCAGGCTGGGACGTGCACGTGCTGGGGCTGAACTACCTCGGAGACCCGCACGCGTTTCCGTATCCGATCTATCCGTGCATGTCGTATAAGGGGGGAGATCGGTTCGGGCTTCGACGAACCGTCGAGCTGGTCGAGCGACTACGTCCGGACGTCGTGTGTCTGACGAACGATCCTTGGAACGTACAGGAGTATCTCAAGAAGATCGGCAACACTCCTACCGTCGCGTCGCTCGCGGTGGACGGAAAGAACTGTCGTGGGAACGAGCTGAACGGACTCGCGCACGCGATCTTCTGGACGGAGTTCGGTCTACGGGAGGCACGGCTCGGTGGCTACATCGGAACGGCTAGCGTGATTCCTCTCGGCGTCGACATCGACATGTACAAGCCGATGAAGCGAAGCGATGTCCGAAGCCGTCTTCGCCTCCCAGATCCTGTTCGTGATGCCTTTATCATCGGGGTCGTCGGACGGAACCAGCCGAGGAAGAGGCTCGACCTCACCCTGCTGTACTTTGCGGAGTGGATCCGGTCTCACGATGTCAGAGACGCGTTCCTCTTTCTTCACGTCGGACCGACGGGCGACGCCGGCTACGATCTTCTACAGCTGGGGAAGTATCTTCAAATCTCCAACCGCATGATCGTGTCCGAGCCTGCTATCGGACAGGGCGCTCCAGAGTCTTCGCTCGCCGCGATGTACTCGGCGTTCGACATCATGCTGACGACGACGCAGGGAGAGGGTTGGGGGCTGACCACGATGGAGGGGATGGCGTGCGGAGTCCCGAGCATCGTTCCGGAGTGGGCGGCGCTCGGCGAGTGGCCGGGAGATGCTGCGCTCCGCGTCCCGTGCTCGGGCGTCGCGTGTACTCTGAACGGCGTCAACGTGGTCGGCGGAATCGCGGACAAGGACGCGACGATCAACGCATTGGACTTCCTCTACCGGGACAAGATGAATCGAGAAGCGTTCTCGGGGAGAGGCCTCGAGCTGGTGATTCGGCCGGAGTTCCGCTGGCAGACGATCGGAGCCCGGTTCGCAGAGGCCGTGCAGAGCGCGCTCGAGCCGAAGAAGCTCTTGAGCTTCGGAACGCGTGCGCGGGAAGAGGCGGCACCTCTGTGATCAGAGCCAGGATAACCGGGCACAAGGAGCTGGCCGGGAACCTCCGATATTTCGGACAAGAACTCTCGCGTCGGAACATCAGGGGGATTCTAGCGCGGGCCGAATACGTTTTAGAACAGGCGCAAGAGCGTTTCATTCCGGAGGATCTTGGAAATCTGAGCGACTCTGGACGTATCGTAGTCTCGCCGAAGGGGTGGTCGGTCTCGGTCGTCTTCGGCGGTCCAGGCATCCCGCAGGCCGTGGCGATACACGAGCATCTGTCGGAGCACTCGCCGTACAGCTGGCGCGTAGCGGAGGCTAAGGGCGCGGGTGTCCAGTGGACCAAGCCTGGGACCGGTCCGAAGTACGTCGAGCGTCCGCTTCTCGAAGAGGCTCGTGACCTGGCGCGGAACATGAACGAAGAGCTCGACATCGAGAGCATCCTATGACGCAGTATCTTCGATTCGACGCGCTGCAGGAACCGTTTGAGCTCGACCTCGACGAGAAGGCGAGGAGCGTCTGGGCGTTCAACGCCATCGCGTTGAAGAGGCCGTCGACGACGTTCACCGAAGAGCTGCTCAACGTTCTGGTCGCGGCGGGTGTGGGGACGATCACAGGTCCAGCAAAGAACCTATTCGCTGGGATGAAGGCCGTGATACCGGAGGGGGACGGACCGTACACGCTCGTCATTGCTACCGGAGGACCGGCGCCACTGTTGACTCACAACGAGCCTACGCTCGCATCGTACCAGCGTCCGACGGTGCAGATCACCGTACGTGCATCCGACACAAGAGTCGCAAAGACGAGGATTTACCTCGCGTACGACGCTATCATGGCTATTCGGAACGTGGACGTCTCACCGTAAGTACAGGTAAGAGGGAGGGAAGGCAAGATGACTTTCGGAATCTCGGCTCAGGGAACGATCGTAGCCGTTTCCCCGGACCCGCTCTGGCCCGACGCTGTTCCGCAGGGCGGTGCGGTGGTGTACACGGACATCGCTGAGCTGGGAGACCTCACACCTCCCGGTCTCAGCCGGAATCCGATCGAGACGACGACGCACAACGAGCAGGACGATCGGTTCATCGTGGGCATTCGCCGGAAGGGCGACATGTCCATGAACATCAACTTCCAGCCGCAGGATCCGACGCACAACGATGCGACTGGTCTGATCAAGAAGTGGTTCGATGGATCACGGAACATCTATCGAGTCACGTTCCCGGATGGGTCCTTCTGGATCTTCTCGGGATGGGTCACGAACTTCGAGCCCGACGCTCCGGTGGACGACCGCCTGAGTGCCGACGTGACGATCAGGCCGACCGGCGGGACCGAGTTCGGCGAGGTGTAGAAGAGGGGAGCCGCGATCAGGCTTTGATCCTCGAATAGAGAAAGAGAGACGACGATGAGCGGAGAGAAACAGAAGCGGCTGAGCAGGCAGGAGATCCTCGACCTCTCGGATGCAGAGATCCGGGAGGTCGATATCCCTGAGTGGGGGACGACGATCAATCTGAGAACATTGACCGCGCTCGAGGCAACGAGCTTCGCCGAGAGCTACAAGCGAGGAGACAAGGACGGCGCGATTCGCATGCTCGTCATCTCGGCCGTCGACGAGGACGGGAAGTTGATGTTCACGGAGGCCGACATCCCGAGTCTGCAGAAGAAGAGCATGAAGGTGATTCTTCGACTGCAGAACGCGGCGATGGAGTTGAACGGGCTCCGTGATCGAAAGGTCGTCGAGGAAGCGGCAAAAAACGGTTAGCGCGGGGCGGTGCGCGACGCTTCGCGTATCGTCTCGCGGTCCGTCTAGGGTACGTGAACGTCGATGCGATGCTCGCACAGATCACGTATCGTCAGTTCATCGAGTGGGTGGTGTATGGGGATCTCGAACCGTTCGACGAGGAGCGAGCGGATATTCGGAGTGCCCATATCGTCACTGCACTCGCGAACATTCATCGAGATCGGAAGAAGAGGAGAGCACCGTTCAAGATCCGAGACTTCCTGCTCCCCTTCGGAGACCAGTCGCTTCCCGCGAAGAAGAGCTGGCAGCAGTTGAAGACGGTGGCAAAACTGTGGGTGGCCGTGATGAACGCGGATCAGAAGAAGCCGACGACGCGTCCTAAGAAGAAGGGATAACGCGGCATGGCTGTCGACGCTGGAACCGTCAGTGGCACACTCGAGTTCGACGATAAGGCTGCACCTGTCGTCGCGAATGCTGCTGATGCGATTCTCAAACGGCTCGAGGAACTCGACGCTGAGCTTGCGGCGGTTGGAAAGAGCTCAGAGGATTCCGGCGCGAAGCTCACCCAGATGGGGGGGATGGCTGACGGCGTCGCTGGTGCGCTCTTCGAATTTGGAAAGGCCGCATTTGGCGCAGTGGGGGATGTCGCAGACATGGTCCTTGAGGCTGGGGCCGCAGCCGAGGCTATCCAGAATCTAAACCTCACGACAGGACTAGGCACGAAAGAGATCCAAGAGTTTCAGCTCGCCGCAAAGGAGGCCGGAGTTGGATTCGGCTCCTTTGAGTCTGCCATCCTTCGGTTGGAACGTGCGATCGGATCTAACAGCAAGGCACTGGCCAAGTGGGGATTCGATGCTGTTCAGCTGGCAGCGATGCCGGCGGTTGATGCATTCAAGATGGTTATCGAGCAGGTCGACTCGCTCGGGAGCCACACAGAGAAGGTCTCGTTGATTACGGATCTCTTTGGGCGCGGTGCCGTGAAGAGTCTGCTCCCGCTGATTGAAGCGATGAAAGGGGTGGAGGAGCGGGCAGCAGCGCTGGGCGTGGAGATGTCTGGGCCTCAGCTCGCCGCGCTGGCAGCGGTTGACGACGAGGTCGACCGGATGGAGGCGGCCTGGGATGCCGTCCGTAATCAGTGGTCGGCAGCCATCGCACAGTCTCCTCAGCTCCAACAAGCGCTAAAGGACATCGTCACAACTCTCGGTGATATGGCGCGCTGGGCGCAGGAGAACGGCCCACAGATCACGGCGGTGTTTGATAAGCTGTTCGCGATAGTTCGTTCTTTCTCCAGCGCCTTGTCCGGCGATGCAATGGGCGCGATGAAGGCAATGGGTGCCGTGTTTGGGGTCGGGTTTACGAAGAGC